ATGATATTCAATCAAGATTATAACGTACTTGTTATTGCGATTAAGCAGGAGGTTGCTAAGAACTTAGTAACAAAGGTAAGAGTTATGTATGATAACCTACCGAGTTGGTTAAAGGTAGCAACGCAAGAAGATAACAAACTCTCATTACGATTAGTAAATGGTTCACAGGTAAAAGCTATTCCATCTTCACCTGATGCAGGTCGTTCGGAAGCCTTATCACTATTAGTTGTTGATGAGGCGGCATTCGTACCAGATATTAATGAGATTTGGGCATCTGCAACTCCGGCCCTATCAACGGGGGGTAGTTGTATAGCACTTTCTACACCGAATGGGGTGGGTAATTGGTTTCACAAACAATGGGTAGGTTCAGAGGAAGGAACAAATGAGTTCAACCCAATCCATCTACATTGGACGGTTCATCCTGAGAGAGACCAAAGATGGAGAGATGAACAAACAAAAGTATTGGGAGAGAAGTTGGCGGCACAAGAGTGTGATTGTGACTTTATATCTTCCGGTGATACGGTAATATCTCCTGAAATCCTAATGTGGTATAAGGAAACATTTGTTAAAGACCCGGTTGAAAAAGGTGGATGGGATGGAAATTATTGGAAATGGGACTATCCTGATTACAATAAATCCTATATGGTTGTAGCCGACGTTGCCAGAGGTGATGCATCGGATTACTCAGCTTTCCACGTTATAGATGTGGTTAATAATGTACAGGTTGCGGAATATAGAGGTAAGATAGATACAAAGGAATTTGGTAACTTCTTAGTTTCGGTAGCAACGGATTATAATAATGCACTATTAGTTGTGGAGAATGCAAACATTGGATGGGCGGCATTACAGCAATGTATTGATAGGGGATATAATAACATTTATTATCAAACATCGGATTACAAATATGTAGATGTTGAAAAGCAATATACAAACAAATTTGGAGCAGAAGATAGGAGACAAGTAGCAGGATTTACAACATCATCAAAAACTCGTCCTCTTATGATATCTAAGTTAGATGAATATTTTAGAGAGAAATCGGTAGTGATACAATCAATTAGAACAATAGATGAGTTATTTACCTTTATATGGTACACAAACAGAGCGGAAGCTATGAGGGGATATAATGATGACTTAACGATGTGTTTGGCAATTGGTTTATGGGTTAGGGATACCGCACTACGTTTAAGACAAGAAAGAATGGATTTAGTTAAGCAAGGATTAAATTCATTTTCAACTACCGGTGTGGGTGAGATTGGGGTATATAACCGTCAGACTTTACAAAGAAATCCATATGAAATGGATTTAGGTATGGAAAAAGAAGATGTAAGGTGGTTATTTTAATATTTATAATAAATAAGTATAAGTTGAGTTTTGAGTAAAAATATTTATATATATATTTATATATAATTTAGTTTAAGGATTATAGAAAACATATAAAAATGGCAGATAACAGCAATTCTTTTTTCGACAGACTACGAAAGGTATTTTCGTCTGGAGTTATTGTTAAAAAAGAGGGTAATAAAACGAGAGTTGTCGATACCGAAAACAGTCAACAGGTAACAAACTTAAAATCATTAAAGGATAGATTCTACAGATTACAAACTGGGTACACTCAGGATGTATATCAAACTCAATTATCATATCAAGTAATTCGTAGAGAGTTATTTTTGGATTATGATGCAATGGATAATGACCCAATCTTATCATCGGCATTGGATATCTATGCAGATGAATCTACTACTAAGAATGAATTTGGTGATGTATTAACTATCAAAACCGATAATCAACAAGTAAAAGAGATATTAGAATCATTATTCTATGATACAATGAACATAGAGTTTAATCTATGGCCTTGGGTTAGGAATCTATGTAAATATGGAGATTGCTTCATTACATTAGAAATAGCAGAAGGAGATGGTGTTATAAACGTACATCCTCAATCTGTATATTATGTAACTAGAACAGAAGGATTAAACGACCCTCAGAGAATTAACAGAAAACAGCAAGGTATTAAATTCACAGTTGACCCAGATAAATTTGGTAAGCATGAATATGATAACTTTGAAATGGCTCACTTCCGTTTGTATTCCGATACAAACTATTTACCTTATGGTAAATCAATGTTGGAGAACGCAAGAAGATTGTGGAAACAAATTACATTGATGGAAGATGCGATGATGATACATCGTATTATGAGAGCACCTGAAAAAAGAATATTCAAAATTGATATAGGTAATATTCCTCCTCAAGAGGTTGATAACTATATGCAGAAGATTATCAATAAGATTAAGAAAACTCCTTTCCAAGACCAAAAGACAGGAGATTATAATCTTAAGTACAATATGATGAACATCACAGAGGATTTCTTTATGCCTGTGAGAGGTGGTGATAGTGGAACTCAAATTGATACATTAAACGGATTACAATATACTGCTATTGAGGATATAGATTATTTAAAGGCTAAGTTATTTGCAGCACTTAAAGTTCCAAAGGCTTTCTTAGGATATGAGGAAGATATCAATGGTAAAGCTACATTAGCAGCGGAAGATATTCGTTTTGCTAGAACTATTGAAAGAATTCAAAAAGTTGTAGTATCTGAATTAACTCAGGTAGCTATTGCTCATTTAATTGCACAAGGAATTGAAGGTATGGATGCCGTTGATTTCAAATTAGAATTAACTAACCCATCTACAATCTATGAGCAAGAGAAAATCAACTTATGGGCTGAGAAAGTTAGATTGGCAACTGATATGAAAGCATTGAAGTTGTTATCTAATGATTGGATTTATCAGAATGTATTTAAACTTTCTACAGAGGAAATCGACGAGGAAAGAACGAACGTAGTATATGATACATTTGATTTAAATCGATTAAATAAAATTGAAAACGAAGGTGTTGACCCATATGAGGAACAAGCTGAACAACCTGGTGGAGAACAACCACAGGGAGCTCCGGAAGGTGAGCAACCGGCTGAAGGTGAGCAACCTGAAACGGGTATGATGGCAGAACCCGCTGAGGAAGAACCTACGCAAGAAGCAGCTGATGCAAGTGCTGAGAATGGTAAATTAGGCGGAAGACCTCAAATGACAGGCGATAATGGAACTGATGATAATGCATTTGGAAGAGACCCATTGGGCAAAGCTGATATCACTCGCAATTTTGGAAGAGAGACTAGAGGAGAAAGAATATACAATAAACTTAAGGGAATATCCGATAAAGATAAGAAATTAAGAGATGGTATTAGAACTAAAATTCAAGCTAGAAACTCTCAAAAATCTACAAAGAAAGTTATAAATGAAGGATTAAATGGATTAAGTGATGATACGGGTTCTCTATTAGACGATAAAAACATCTTACCAGACCAATAAAAATCACTTATCTAAAGTTTCCTAATATTTATAGAAGTAATATTTACATATATAGTAAAGAAAAATAATAAATTCTGATGAAAGTTAAACACTCAAAGTTTAAGAATACTGCTATTTTGTTTGAACTACTTGTCAAGCAAATTACGCAGGAGGTATTGGCTAATTCCAACAAAAATATATCTGAGAAGATTATAAAGGAGTTTTTTAGTTCAAATAAAGAATTGGCTAAAGAACTTAGATTATACAACCAAATAGTAAAAGAAAAATATACATCTGTCAATGATGCAAAATTATTCTTAGAGGAAGTATCTAATGAAAGAATTAAATTGGATGAGAATAAATTAAATAGGGAGAAATACAACCTTATTAAAACTATTAAAGAATCATATGATTTGGATAAATTTCTTTCATCTAATTTACAGAATTACAAATTATTAGCTTCTGTTTATAAGGTATTTGAAACCAAAACATTAGGTAGAAAGGTTGAGATTAGAGATTTTATTGATTCTAACAATACTATATTAGAGCATATTGTGAACAAAAAGATAGCTTCTAAGCCAGCTGATAAATTATACGAATCATTCAAACAACAATCAGAAGATTTAAGATTGTTAACATATAAATTACTAATAGAAAGCTTCAATAAGAAGTATTCTAATTTAGATGATTCTCAGAAAAGTTTACTTAGAGAATTCATTAACAATGTAACAAATACATCTACTTTTCCAAAATTTATTGAAGAAGAGACTAAAAAAGTATTATCTAATTTAGTAAAAGAATCTAAGGTTATCGGTGATAAGGTAACTAAAATTAAAATTTCTGAGATGATTAAATTATACAAATCAGATAAGTTTCTTAGAGAAAATCAGGAAAAGCAAGTTTCAGTTCTAATGCTTACATATGAATTGTTAAAAGAAATCAAACATGTCAACACAGCTAGAAGCACTAAAAAATAGTATTAGAGAAATCCTTTCTGAGATAGAAAAAGAAGAAGAGGAGAAGATAAAAAAGGAAGAAACTACAACCGGTGATATAGCTGGTTATGATACACCTAGAGCCTTTAATCCAGATGGTACTCATAAAACAGGATATGTAAAGAGAATGGCAGGGTTAACAGGTTATTCAGCGGTTAATGAGAATAGATTTCATAAATTAAGATTAGACCAAACATTAACTCCCAACCAAAAGATAGGGTTAGGTATCAGAGAAATCCGTAAAAAGATTGATGAGATAGAAAAGTTTATGGAATGGTATGGTAAAATAAAGAAAGAGAATTCCTTAAAAGGTGAGAATTTTTGGAAAAGAACGAATCATCATATTTATAGAATAAAGGAAAGGTTATCAAATATTGGTAAAACTGCCACAAAACTAAGAAAATAAATTAGGGATTCCTATGAAAATAACTAAAGAACAATTAAGAACTATCGTTGGAGAAGTTCTACAAGAAGAAAAAGATTATCAATCTTTCTTTCAGGCTATGCTAAAGAAACATGGAGTTTCCTCACCAGATGAGTTTAAATCTGATGATGAGAAGAAAGCATTTTTCAATAAAGTAGATTCTACTTGGAAAGGTGTAAGTGAAAAGTTGAAAGGAATGAAGAGTGAGGATGCATCCGATGTTAATTCGGCTAATATCCCATCTTCTGTATCTTCTAAATTGGACCAGGCAACTGATAAGATGAGAGATTCTAAAATGAGCGACCAACAAAAATTACAAATCATAGCTAGAGTAATCGACGCAATTGGTATGGATAAATTTAAATTAGCATCTAATTTAAATAAGCTGAGAGTAAAGATGGAAATGACTGAAGAAGAATTAACTGCGGCTCAGCAAAAAATAGATTTAAACAAAAACGGAAAAGTTGATGGTGATGATTTATCTAAATTAAGAGCAGGTGCGAAAACCGAAGGAGAAGATTCAACTTCATTGACACAAATACTTAGCAAAGAAAATGAAACTTTAGTTAAGAGTGGTGCTGGTAATATGTACAACGTTAAAAAAGTAAAATAAGAATGAAATCACTTTTAATAGAGACTAGATTATTTGAGGGAAAGATTAACGAAGACGAAAGTGGAGTAGTTTTAGTTAAAGGTGTATTGCAAAGAGCTGATGCGCAGAATCAAAATGGGAGAATTTATCCTAGAGAAATATTAGAAAGAGAGGTTAAGAAATATCAACAACTTATCACAGAAAAAAGAGCATTGGGTGAATTAGACCATCCGGAATCATCTGTGGTTAGTTTGAAGAATGTATCACATAATATAAGAGAATGTTATTGGAAAGGTGATGATGTAGTGGGTACTGTAGAAATCCTACCGACACCATCTGGTAATATATTAAAAGAATTATTAAGAGCAGGAATCCGCTTGGGTATCTCAAGTAGAGGTATGGGTTCGGTTCATTCAGTAGGAGAAGGTAAGGTAACTGTAGCAGAAGATTTTGAATTGATAGGGTGGGATTTTGTATCCAATCCATCTACTCAAGGTGCTTTTATGGAAACATTAACTGAATCTGTTAAGCATAATCTAAACGAATCAATCGGAACAGATATATGCGGAGAGTGGTGTAAAACACAAAACTTAATCAGAGAAATTATAGAAGAGTTAGCATAATATGCCAGCACGAATCGTAATAAAAGTTAAGCAGGGTTCATCTAAGGAAGAGAGTCATCGTAATGTAGAAAAGGCTCTTAAAGATTACAAAAATAAAGTTTTTAAACTAAAAATAACGCAGGAATTGCGTGATAGGAAGGAATTTTTGAAACCTTCTGTAAAGAAAAGATTACAAAAAGAAAAAGCAAAAAGAAAAAATAATTTTGATTTTCTTTAGTTTTCTTTAATTTGTATATACTTATATGTAATTGATTCGAATATTTCATCTTATATGAAATCACATATAATCAAGTAATCTTATTTAGGCACACACTCATTAGCCTAACACAATCAAAAAGTAAAATGAATAGTAAACTTTTGAAAGAAGCAATCGCAGATGCTAAAGCGGTTC